GAACCACCATTACGTTTTAATTTATATATTTTATATCCAAAATTGTGTCCAAAAATATTTAAAGGAGAATATATCATAGACCCTTCAATATTAGAAGGATTAATCCCTGTAAAACCATTATTACTTTGTAAATCTATATGAGAGCCAATTGGAGCATCTTCAAAAGAAATACTTCCTACATCAAATCCGTGTCCTTGAGGACCTTTATAATGTCTTCCAGAAATCCAAGGCAAATTTTCTCCAGGTATAGCTAAAAAACTAGCTTCTCCATTAGTTGTAGTAGTTCCTTTCCAAGGATGACCTTTAGCAAATTGTTTTCTACCACCATGTTCTTGAGATGCTTTAAATAATGAAAATCTATGACCTTTAATTTTCCTTTTATATTGTTCATCTACATATTTCATATATTCAGGATTAACGTCATGAGTTGCTAGTTCATTACCTTTAATAAGCCAATCTTTTTCATGTGGACCTATTACTCTATAAGCCATATTTTTATTTTCTGGAATAGATAATACGTAAGATTTTCCTAATTTAATTAATTTATTAATATTATGACCTATAATCTCTCCTAAACCATCCTCTATTATATTTCCTGTATATCTACCACCTGTTATTGGAATAAGAAATGGGTCTATCATAGGATTTTCAAGACCTTTTTCTTTAGGAGTTTTCTCTAGTTGTCTATTAGCATTTTCAACTGCTTTTAATTGACTTCCTTTTACTTCAACTTCAGGTAGTATAACAGCACCTTTAGGTAAACCTTGCTGATAAACTTCACCTGTTTCTGGATTAACTCTAAGTTTATCAGAATCCACCTCATATTGCAAGTCTATATCATTATATACAAAAGGTTTCTTTTTACCTCTTGTAATATAATCATAATTACCTCCTGTATCTAAATATCTTCTAGGCATATCATTTTCCTCTATTTTTTAAACTACGTTTTCCTCTAACTGTAACTTCTGGAAGATAAACTCCATGAGTAGGTTGTTTAACTCCATAATAATCATCTAGATATATTCTATCATAAATATTAACAGGTTTACCTATTCCAAAAGAAGCATCTCCTAATTTATCTAAACCTGGAATTTTAGTTCCTTCATATTTTCCATTAAAAGGATTTAAATCCCACTTATCATAATAACTTCTATATTCACCTTTTTCATCAAATCCCCTACCAACTGTATGTTTTGCTAAATTATAATGATCTAGTATGTTTGAATTTTTGTTAGAATTCAATTTAAGATTGTTTGTATCATCTATTAATAATTCTTTTTCATATTCATTTAAAGGAAGTTTATAATAAGCAGTATTTTCTTTACCTAAATTTGGACCATATTTAGATTTTTGTAATCTAGTATTAAATCTTCTTCTATTAATAGGTATTTGAAGATAATTAGCCCAAATATCGTCTATAACATTTAAATTACCTGGAGCACCAGTATATGTATCAAAATCTATATATTTAACTCCATATTTATTTTCATCTATATCACCATAATCAATACTATCATTTTTAGCAAATTCTTTAGCTTGAAGTTTTAAATTATATCCAGAGGTAGGATTAATAGTTCTATATAATCTACCTCTAATATAATCATTAAATCCTCTAGAAACAAATTTACTAGCTTCAGTTAGAAAACCATCTGAAACCTTTCCTCTATCTTCAAGTCTTCTTCTAGTTCTAGACATAATTACTTGTCATATTTATTTTTATTAGTTTTAGCAATTTTTAATTGAGTATCAATTTGTTCTCTCTTAACTTGTCTTTCAGCAGCAGCATTATACATATCTCCTGCAAGTTTTTGTCTATCCAAATCTATCTTTTGCTGAGCAAGATTTGTTTTATTTTGTTCTGCAAGTTGAGCCAAACGATTTCTAGCGTCATCATTATTAGGAGTATCAGTAAGCATATCCATATTCACATCTATATATTTAAGTTGCATTTCATAAGCATACTTAAGTTCTGTAAGACGAGCATCAACTTCTCCTTGAGCTTGAATTTCTTTAATCTTATTTTCAAGTTCCATCGACTTTAATTGCTGTTCCATCTGTTGCATTGCTTCTTCATGTTGCCTCTTAATTTCCATATATTTCTCTATGTTATTTTTAATCATAGCAACATTATCTCCAGTAATAGCAGAAAGAGCAGCTTCCAAATCACCATTTTGTGCAGCACTAAATGCCCAATCTTTAAGTTGTTTAAGTTTATCTAATTCTTTTTGTTCATTACGAACAGTTGTAGATAAATCAGAATTTATATAACTATTAACATCAAGACTTAAAGTTCTACGCTGACGATGGTCATCAGTAAATGTAGTTTGAAGTCCATCAATAAAAGCAAGTTTGCCAAAGTCTATATCTCTATCATAATCAGCTCTTCTAAGTTCATCAAACATTTGAAATATAATAACACTTCCCATAGATGAACGACTAATAGCTTCAGTTGTAGTTGCAGAACCTGCAGATTGAGCGATATCTCCATATCGTTGCATATTCATATCAACCATTTCACGAGCTTCCATTTTGATAGTTTCTATAAGATTAGTCATTTGAGTAACATAATCCCCTAATTGACTCTGAAGAAATCTAATTTGTTGCATTTTAACACCAGAAGCATCATCTTCATCATCAACAAGAAGAATACCATCTGCTGCCATTTTATATATCTTATCTTCAGTATCAGACTGAATAAGAGATTCAGGCATAAGAAGTATTGCTAGCTTAAGTTTAGCAATAACCATTTCTCTATGATATATAAATATGTTACGCATTATTTGGAATGGAGTAATAAGTTTAATAATACTAAACTTACCCATAAGAGGAAGAACTTCCATAATACCATTATAAGGCAATTTACCATTCCTTTGATAAGCTATAGGTCTAGCCTTGATAGGATATATACCATAACTTCTTCCACCGATACGATAACCTTCATATACTTGAGGTTCATATTTCCACTCTATATTAATGTCACCATTATCAGCATTGAAGACATAATCTTCTTCAACTACCATTTGTTCTTCTAAACCTATCTCATTAATACGAGTAAGAATACCTCTTTTAGCTTCTCCTCTCCAAACTACGTGCCAAACTTCATAAAGAGTAGTATTGTTATCATGAACTGTTACAGGTTCTTTCTTAAAAAGAGTACGTTCTTTATCAGTAAATTTTTCACAATATTCAGGATAAGTTTCAAAATACTGGTCATACTTTAATAATTGCACCCCCGTAGAGGAACCTCTAGCTTGTGCAAAATAAGTTTCCAAATACTTTCTATCTTTATCTTCAAGAACATCATCAAAAGTATCTATAATTTGCTGATAAGACATCATCATCTTTCTAGCAAACATATCATGGTCTTCAACCAAGAAATTTTCATTAGGTATAGGAAAAGCCTCATTTACTGGTACACACTCTTTAAAAATACTTTCACCTCTAACATCAGAATAAGTATAACATTCTCCAAGAGAACAATAATTAAAAAATGCAGTTAAATATATTATAGTATCTTTAGTTGCACTTCTAATATAATCTAATATATCTTGACCTTGTTTACTTTCTTTATCAATATAATTTGCATTAAATTCTTCAACAAATTTATCCATATCAGGCATAGCTTCTTGTGGATTAACACTATCAGCAGGTTGTCCTTGTTCTTCTGCTTGTTGTTGTAATTGTTGAAGATTTTTCTCAAATTCTTGCATAAATGCTTGCTGACAAAGTTTGCTAACTTCTTGTTTAAGTTTAGCATTTTTTGCAAGAACTATTTCAGGATTATTTGCTCCTACAGTAAACTCATGAATACCTTTATAATACTCAGATACATAACGTCTAATAATATCAGACATTATATCAAAATTACGCATAGTAGCAGGAAATCTCTTATATTTTTCTTTACTAGAATTATAAGGATTAAGAGTCTTTTTATAAAACTCATTAGGAATATCACCACGAAGAATTGATAACTTTAAATCAGTTTCATCCCTATCATTCGCACTAATACCTGCTGATATAACATAATCAATAGAGTTAGCATACCAATAAGGTTTAGCTTTTTCAGCAGCAGAAACTCTTTGAACTGGAAAATTATTAAAACCACCTAAAACTTGCATATTACTTTATTTTAAAAAATTCTTTAACTCTACGATGTCTATCTTTATCCCAATTAGGAGTATTATTACCTACAGCATTTACTACTCTAGACCTTCTACCATTTGCTAAAGCAGATAATATACTATTAGTTCCTGCTCCCAGAGAACCTCTTTGATACCTATTTTGTGCTACAAGAAGTCTATGAGTTTGAGATATTGTATCAGAAGGATGAGGGAACTTAGGAGTGCCATAAACACTATCATAAGCGCTTCGTATAACTTCATCATTTTTTCTTAAATGTTTAACTGCAAATTCATCAACTTCTCTCTTATTAACAGGTTTTCCTGTAAACCATTTTGGGTTAGCTCCACTTGTACTTGCAACTCCTGGACCAATGGTAGGAGCCCAACCATCGTCAAAAGATGTAACTGTATTACCTCTAACATTTCTTCCTCTAGGATTTTCTACAGCATACAATAGTCTAATAGCATCACTATAATTTAGTGGAGCAGCACCTCTTGTAGATAAACTACGACCTTTTCTATCTCCCATATTTCAAAACCAATCTCTTTTAAGAATATTATCATTAGGATTCTCTGTGTCAATCTTTTTATGTCTTTGCATTTCTTTTTCAGAAATAACATCCATTTGACGCCATTGAAGTCCTCTTATTATCATTTCAGAAACTCTATCAAAGTTACCTTGTGCATTAAACTTTTTAAGCTCAAGTATAGTCTGATAATCATAAATTGTATGAAAAACTCTTTTAGGTCTTCCAAGTTCATCCTTACCAATCTCTGCATAAAGCATTTCTTTAAGTAATCGTAAACCTTCAAGTTTCTTAGTAGCACCACCAGAGTCACCACCCATATTTACACCATAAGTAGAAGTAACCTTTCCTTTAAGACTAGTATCCCATATTTCAACAGGGTCTTTCATTAAATATTTAAGAGCATGCCATTTAGTAAAATTACTAACAGTTTCTCCTCGGTTAACCTCAACACCAGTAGTACCAATACAATTATAATATCTCGCTAACATATAA